CTCCAGAGCGCCGGCCTGCGCGAGCTTGAGCGTCCCCTCGACCGACCCGAAGACCTCGTTCGCGTCGAAACCCGCACGCGCGAGCTCGACCATCCCCTGCGCGGCCTGAGACGCCGAGAAGCGCGTCGTCGTGCCGAGGTCGAGCGCCCGCTGCTCGAGGGCGGCGAACTCGTCCCCCGTCGCCTGGGAGATCGCCTGGACCGTCGACATCTCCTGGGAGAAGTCAGCGAGGAGGCGGACGCTCGAGGTGAGCCCCGCCGTGATCCCGGCCGCGGCGAAGGCGGCGACGAGCGTCGAGCGGAGGCTGGTCGCCCGCCGCTCGACGCCGCCGAGGCTCCGCTCGACCTTCTGCGCGCCGGCCTGGGCCTTGCGCGGGTCGACGACGACCTCGATCCGGAACTTCGCCACCTAGCGCCCCCTCCGTCCGAGGCGCGCCACGCTAGGCCGCGGGCCACCGCGGCGACCGCCGCTCGACCGCTTCCCGCCGCGCGAACGCTTCGCCTCCGAGGCCTGCCTCGCTCGCTCGGCCTCGAACTCGTCCGCCTGCCACCCCCGATAGCCCGCGTCCATCTTGAGGATGCAGAGCTCGAAGAGCTCCGCGACGTCGGGGGCGAGCCCGAGGCGGTCGGAGCGGGCCTCGACCTTCGACGCCGGGATCGGGCCGATCGAGCCGCCGCCCGACTGGCGCTCCGTGTTCAAGCGCCAGAACTCGCGCAGGATGAACGAGAAGCACGTCGGGACGAACGGTCGATCGAGATACCACTTCGGAAGCTCCCTCCCCTTCGCGATCGCCGACGTGACGGAGTGCCCGTCGCGCTTGTAGCGAAGCTGCCAGAGGAGGAGCTCCCTCAGTTTCCCGCGACGTCCCCCGCGTTCGCGAGCGCGCCGTACTCGGTGAACTTGTCCGGGTTCTTGGCCGCGATGCGGATCTCCTCGAAGTAGTGATCCGGCATCGACGCGACGAACTCCCGGATGTTCTCCTCGGTCGACTCGGCGAACGTCCCGTCGTCCATCGGGACGTCGATGAGCTCCTTCACGACGAGCACGGGGAAGATGTCCTTGTCGATCTTCCGCTCCGCCGGCGCGCGGGATCGGAAGTCGATCCCGTCGGCGACGTCCTTCGCCTTGAGCTTCGTCCCGCGGCGGCAGAGTTCGTTCCAGTAGCCCGCGTTCTTCTCGCCCGCGAACGCGAGCCGCAGCTTCGGGACGCGGGGCGCGCCCTCCCCCTCGACGGTGTTCCCGCGCAGCCAGTCGAGCGGGTAGACGATCGTGCGCGAGGTGTCGACCTCGTGCTCCTTCATGTACGAGAAGTTCGGCATTCGTAGCTCCTTCGGCCGGTTCGCCGGAACGGGTGCACGCGGCCCCCGCCACCGTGGAGAGGTCCGCGTGCGTCATGATGGCAACCCGGGGCGGGCGAATGGAAGGGGCTGGGCCCCGGATCAGGCGGCCGCGCTCGTCGGCGTGACGGGGAAGACGCTCAGGCTGAGAGTCTGCGAGAACGTGTCGCCCTCGTAGGCCTCGCCCGTAAGGCTCAGGTTGATCGACTCGTTCACAGGGAAGTCCTTCGCCCCGTCGCCGAGCGTCATCGACGGCAGGTCCCAGGCGAGCGCGCCGTCCTCGTTCTCGTGGATAAACTCCATCGTGACCTCGGTGTTCCCGCGGATCCGCGCGACGACCGTCGGACTCGTGAAGAGGACGGTCGCCTCGACGTCGACGAGGAAGTTCCCCGCGTTGAGGTACTTGTTCCCCTCGTAGCACTGGACCTTCTCGCCGCTGACCTCGTTGTCGATCGTGAGGCTCCAGTCCTTGAAGTCGGTCGTGAGGCCGGTCTCGTCGATGTCCGTGATCCGCAGGCGGGCGCACTGCGTCGACGTATTGAACGGCGCCGTGAGGAGCGGCGAGATCGGCGTCGTCGCGTTCGTCTTCCGCGACGCGTTGTCGACGATCGTCTCGATCCGCGAGCCGATGAGCTCCCACGACTGCGTCACCTTGTCGCCCGTTCCGAAGCTCACGCCCCAGACGTCCGTAAGCCCGTTCGTCAGGTACTCGAACCCGTCGGGGCTCGCGACCGGCGTCGGCGGCGTGGTCTCGTAGAGGTTGTCGTAGCCGGCCTCGAACTGGTAGTAGCTCTGGCCGTAGTCGGAGTCGTCGACCGCGACGTTCCGGATGTAGCGACCGAAGAGGAGGTCGATCGCGAGGTTCGTGCCGCCGGCGTTGTCGTCCGTTCCGTCGAAGGCGACGAGCGCCGGGCGCAGGCGGTCCGGGTCGGAGTTGCCCGGGTCGAGCTTGTCGAGCGTGAGGGATCCGGCGGCGATCGCCGTGACGCGCGCGAACCCGTAGGTCGGCGTCGACGCGGCGCTCGCGGGCTGGTTCGTGCTCGTCGTGCCGCCGACGTGGATCATCTGGCCGACGGTGAGGCCGAGCGTCGTGAAGTCGATGTTGTTCGTCGCCGAGTTGTTCCCCGACGTGAGGGTCCCGACGCCGGAGGAGACCGTCATCGCGAGATCGCCGTCCTCGGCGCGAATCCCGCAGAGAGAGACCATCGCGTTCGTCGGGGCGGTCTCCGCGGAGTTGCCCGAGACCGTGATCGTCGTCCCCGAGCTCGCGAGGTCCGCGGTGAGCGCCTTGAGCCCGTTGTTCGCGGTGGTCGCGTAGCCCTTCGCGTAGACGAGGGTCGCCATCCCGCCGGAGACCCACTGGAACTTCGCGGCCTGGGCCGCGGTCGCAGCCGGAACCGTGTACCCGGAGCTCGTCGCGTCGACGCCCTCGAAGACGGTGTCGGCGTTGACGAAGGACGAGAAGAACGCCCCGGGCGCGCGGTCCAGGACCGCGGAGATCGTGTAGTCGTCCTCGAAGGAGACGGCCGGGTTCGTGTCGACGACCGCGCCCTTCCGGCGCGAGCGGCGCTTCGAGATCGGGTTCCGCGCGACCTTATCGTTCGGCGAGTTGAAGACGATCGAGCCGTTCGGCTCGACCTCGTACCACGTCGGGGACCCGCCGAGGGTGTCGAGCGAGCTCTGTACCGCGTACTGGAGCCCGAAGTTGTTCGTGAGTGAGCGTCCCATTACTTGATCTCCTCGTGGAAGAACTCTGCGCGAACGGCACGCGAGATCCACTCGCCGTCCTCGTCCACCGAAAGAATCTGAATGCCCTTCGTGAAGTGGCATCCGGTGATCGTCTTGCCCTCGAAGACCGCGCGGGCTTGGCGAGCCATCTCGACGGCGGGGCGCGCGCCCTGGTCGGCGCCCGAAATCTGCGCCGGGTAGAAGCACTCGATCAGGAGCACGCGGTCGCGGAGGTAGCGCCGATTCCCGGGCTTGCCCTGCGTGTCCTGGGCCGAGTCGTCTTCGAGCAGGCGAAGCGAGTAGTACGGAGTGCCCTTCGTCGGCGTGAACTTCTCGCCCTCGAGAACGGTCGCGTAGGCGTCGGCCTTGTTCGCGAGCCAGTAGGCGACGACCGTGTCGTCGGCCTCGGTGATCGTGCGCGTCGTCATCTGGACTCGATGAACTTCTCGACGTCGCGGAAGTCGCGCGTGAGGGCCTTCTTCACGCCGCGCTCGACGAAGCCCGCGCGCGGGTGCCGCACGTTGAGCGCCTCGATGTAGTTCGCGTTATTCGTCACGGTGAGGATCCCGCCGGACTGGACCTCGTAGCCGAGCACCTCGGCGACTCCCTGCTCCTGCGGGCCGCGCGTGACGGCCTCCGGAGCGCCGACCGCGGCCGTCGGTCCAGGTCCGACCTTCGGGATCCAGTTCGACGAGGCGAAGCCCGTGTCGATCGGGGTCCCGTCGTCGGACGGCGCCGCGACGAGGTTCGCGTGAATGTCGAGCGTGATCGCCACGGCCGCGAACGACGCGACGAAGAGGAGGTCGCGGTTGATCGCGCGGGCCTGCTGCTTCGGCGACCCGCGGCCGCTCTTCACGAGGCGCCCGCTCGCGTCCCGCTTCGGCTTCCTGCGCCCGACCATGCCGCCGCGGGCCCCCGCGCGGGGACCCTACTCCCCCGTTCCAGGGACCGCCGGCCGGAGCTCCAGGGGCCCGCGGTTCGGCTCGGAACCCTCGGTCGGGGGCTCGAGGCCGAGCGGGCGGAGCTTCGCCGCCAGGGCCTTCCGGCCGCGGACGCGCTCGGAGGCCTCGGCGCCGGCGACCCTGACCTCGTACCACGACCCGCCGACGTACTCGACGACGACGTCGCCGGCCGGCGGGACGTCCCCGCGGGCCTCCGCCCCGTCCCGCGCCTCCGCGGCGAGGCGACGCCGACGCATGTCGGGCGCCTCCCACTCGGCGAGCTCGATCCACTCGGCGTCCCAGAGCTTCCGCAGGCGCCGAAGCGGGAAGGCCGACTTCTCGACCCGGTCGCCCGGGGCGGCCGAGCCGCCAGGAACTCGAGCGGCGCGCCGCCAGATGAACTCGGCCTCCGGGTCGAACCGCTGCTTCCAGTGCCGCACCTTGCGGATCTGGCGGCGCGGCGGCTCGCTCGTGGTGGCTTGGCTCATCTGGCGGGCTCCGAAGAGAGAGGACGTGAAGAGAGAGAACCGACGGCGCGGCCTAGCTGACCGCGTCGAGGAAGAAGTAGCCGAGGTCGGCCGAGACGAGCTTCTGGTCCCAGGCGCCCTCGATCTCGTGCCGGTCGGAGTTCAGGTGCTCCATCCGGAAGCGGCGGATCCGGGTGCCGAGCGTGCCGGCGCCGAAGCGGCCCGTCCACGCGAAGGTGTAGCCGGCGGCCGGCGTCATCCGACCGGGCGTCGCCGGGCGGTAGAAGAGGAGCGCGTTCTTGCCGCCGATGAAGGCGTTCGACTCGGTCGCTCCCTTGTTCGCGGAGTTCTTGATCGCGTCGAGGACGAGCACCTCCTCGACCTCGAAGAGCGCCGCGAGCTGCTGGCGGTTCGTCATCGCCGGGCCGGACGTCTGGCCGCGGTCGAGGCGCCCGATGATGTCGGGATGGTCGAGGAGCGAGTCGTAGACCTCGGTCCCGCAGGCGAAGACGTTCGGGCGGAGGCCGCCCGAGAGCTTCGTCGCGGTGCGGCCCGCGCGGACGCGCTCGATGGGATCCGAGTCGGCTCGATCCCACCGGCCGAACTGGCCCGCGGTCGGCGACGCGGAGTCGACGCCCGTGACCTCGTTCGTCCAGATGCTCGTCACGAAGAAGTTCGCGGCCCACTCGACGTCCTTCCGGAGAAGGGCCTTCATCGAGAGGTACTGAGTCGCCTGCTCCTCGAGGTTCTCGACGGCGGGGTCCGCGTTGTCGCGGATCGAGTCCGCGATGTCCCGGTGGAACGCGTACTCGTCGCAGAAGAAGCTCGGCGAGTTGTCGATGGTGTAGGTGCCGCCCGCGGACTCGGTCCCGGGGGCACGCTTCGCCATCTCGTCGCGGTTGAACTCGCCGCGCTCGAAGAGGAAGTAGCGGTCCGACCGCTTGCCGGCGCGGACAATGCGGAAGGCTCGATCGGCGACGAAACCCTCCTCCTCTTGCTGGAACGCGACCGAGAGGTCGGTGAGCGCGGAGTCGACGTGGAGGTCGCCGGCACTCGGTTCGTTGTAGGGCATCTGGTAGCTCCCTGGGTGGTTCTTGGGTTCGTCGTCGAAGCTGGAATTGGCCGGGGCGATGCCCTAGCTGCCGGCGCCGACCTTCCGGTGGCTGAACTGGATCGTCACGACGTCGCCGTCCGCGGCGGACGCTTGCGCGACGACCTTGCCGAGGCAAGCGTTGCCGGCCGCGTCGACCCACGCGATCGCCTTGCCCGCGTTGTTCGACGCGACGTCCGCGCCGATGGCGAGGGCGACGCCGGACTCGACCTCGTAGAACCCCCCGTCCGGGATGTTCATGGCGATCTCTCGGCCGGCGGTCGCTTGCGTCTCGGCCGAGATCCCGTCGGCGGCGGCCTGGGCCGTGCCGACGTGGTCGGCTTGACCGTCGGCGGCGATCGAGATGAAGCGCCGGATCGTGATCGCGGAGCCGGCCTCGACCGGGACCGCCCTCGTCGTGTTCGTGGACATCGTGGATTTACCTTCGGGGTCTCGGGTCGGTGGTAGTGGTTCGAGCGGCGGCGCTAGGCGCGCTTCGCGATGTTGACGCGCTGCTCGGCCTCGCGCTCCCGCCAGAGCGAGGCGCCTTCGGGCGTGGACTTGAACGCGAGGTGGGCCTTCGTGGTCGTGACCTCGTGCTCCTTCGCGTACTTCGCGACGCCGGCCTTCCAGCGGGCGTCGACGTCGCCCGCGTCCTGGCCGCCCGTGCCCGACTCGCCGCCCGAGGCGCCGTTCCGCTTGAAGGCGCTCGCGACCTGCTCGTTCGCGGCGCGGAAGAGGGCGTCGGCCTCCTTCCGCTCGTCCTCGGTGAGCTCGATCTCGTCGATCGCCTTGAGGACCTTCGCCTTGACGTCGTCGGAGCCGGGGAGCTTGTCGAGCTCGGCCGACGCGCGGGCCTTGAAGGAGGTCATCCGCTGCTCGGCCTCGGCCTTCTCGGCGCGCTCGCGGTCCTCGTCGGCCCGCTTCGCCATCGCGACGAGGCGAGCGTCGTCGTCCTCGTAGAAGTGGTCGCCGGTGGACTTGGACGTGTAGACCGGCGTCCGCTCGCCCGCGGCCTTCGCGGCCTCGACCTTCGCCTCGGCCTCGTCGGCGCGCTTCTTCTCGGCGGCGAGAGAGGCCTCGGCCTCGTCCGCCCGCTTCTTCTCGGCCTCGATCTGGGCCTGGAGTTCCTTCTCGTCCACGGTGGCTCCTCCGTTGTCGTCGCCGGTCTCGGCGGATTTCCGCGCCTCCACGGCGACGGAGTGCGAATGGCCCTCGGACTGTCCGACGACCACGGTCCCGTCCGCCGCGACGACGAACGGGTGAGAGTGACCCCGGTCCGAACCGGGGAGCGGTTCCCATGACGTCATCCCCTCGGAGACGCCGACGTCGATGAGGTGCGCGTGCCCCTGGTCGCTCGTCGTGAGCGCCCCGGACTCCATCCGCTTCGAGGTCTCGAGGCTCGACGACGAGGCGGGAGTGGACGGCGTCTCGCCGTCCTCGCGCCGCTTCATGAGCAGGACCGCGGTCGCGTCGGGCTGCGCGGGATCCGCGACGGCGGATCCGAAGTTGATCTTCATCGTCTTGAAGTCGTGCTTCCGCGTCACGCGCTTCCCCGTCACCGGATCGAAGACCGTCACGCGAACACCGCCGTCGCTTCGGCGTCCACGGAGAACGCCTTGAGCTCGCCCGACTCGAAGCGGGCGAACGTTTCCGCGTCGACCTGCTGCCCGACGAGGAGGCCGGTCTTCGGCGGGTTCTCCCAGCCGATCGCCTTCGCGACCTCGGCCGTCATCGGGAAGAGGAACGGATGCGACCCGACGGGCTTCCGGCTGTGCTCCACGTCGGCGGCCTTGACCGTGCGCGCCCAATCGAGCGCCCCGTCGAGCATGACGGCATCCGGGACGTGGGTCTTGTCGGTGTCGCGGTACTTCTTGCCGCCCTTCGTGCAGACGATCAGCCAGCCGAAGACCAGACGCCGAGAGGCGTCGGTCTTGACCACGTCGCACTGAATCAGGGCTCGACCGTCCACGGGGCGTCCTAGCTCGTGACGTTTCCGACGTCGACGAAGAAGAGGTCGATCGTGCCCGAGACCGTGAGCGCGTCGTCGGCCGTGATCGAGGCGGCGGCGTTGAGGTAGAGCGCGGCGGACGCGCCGTCGGCCAGGAGGATCGGGTACGAGAGCGTCCCGTCGGCCGAGGAGTGGATCTGGAACGCCGGCGAAGCGTCGGTCGCGGTGAGCGCGATCCCGGTGATCACGTCGACCATCGCCCCGGAGAGCGTCGAGTTCGACGCGACCGCAGTCCCGATCGCGACCGTGACGTCCGTCGCGGCCTCGAGGCCGTTCGTCACCTCGCCCTTCACGAGCTCGAGGTCGGCCTCGACGGCGAGGAGGACGAGGTTCTCGTCCGGGAGGTCGCAGAGCTTCGTCCCGCCGTAGTCGTCGGCCTCGGCGACCGAGACCGTGAAGCCTGAGAGCGTGAGGCGGACGTGCCGCGGCATCCGGACGCGATCGAAGGTCGTCGCGACGTTCGTGTTCGGCGTGACGGTCGAGCCGGCCGCGCTGGATCCCGCGATCAGGTTCCCGTCGCCGATCGTGAGCGTCGCCGCGTCGCCCGAGAGCTCGACCGGACCCGTGAAAACCTGCTCCTGCCTGTTCTTCTGCGTCATGGTCTCCGGATCTCCGTGGGGGGATGGCGCTCGAAGCGCGCTCTCGACGTCGGAATCCTGGAGGCCCCGCGGGGGGCGTTCAACGATTTCT